TGTTTGTTCTTCTGAATCTGGTGAAGGCAAAGGTATATTCATCATTGATTGCATCTGCTTACGATACTCGTAGCCGACGTGCTCGTTAATATGCGCAGTCATAGCAGCTTGAATCTGTTGTGCTGCTGGGCTCATACCAACAATTTGTTGAATCTTAGGATCCTGCATAGCCGCCATGTGCACCTTAATATGTGCCTGATGGTCCTGATATAAGAAAGCCTTAACTGGTTTCATTGCAAGAATCTGTTGGTTTTCAGTAACAGGATCTTGTGGCTTCTTGTCTTCTTCAATTGGAACAAGCTTAGCGTAGTTTTTGATCCCCAACACATCCAACATCTGGCGATGCAGTAATGGCAAGTCATACAGCTGCGGTGCGGTTTGAGCGAGTTGTAAGGCAGCTTGATACTGCATTACCTTTTGCGACATAGTTGCAGCGTTGGGGTCTGATACTGGGATTACATTGACGCGGTCGTAGTCCGACTTCTTCGCCTTACGACTACCTTCATCAGGTTCGTAACTGTATTCCTCTGGGGTGTACTCGGCAATAATGCCTTTGAGTAACTTAAACTCTTGCTTCATTGCATAGTGAATACGAGCTTGTACTGCACTCATCACTTTCAATGTTCTTTCTAAAATAGCCAACGTAGTTCCAACAGGCGCTTGAGAATTCATCTCGGACACTTTCATGTCTGCGGCTGCGGCAAAGCGACGACCTTCGTCGATGATCTGATTCATCAACTGCAGTAGAGTCTGGCTAGGCTCTTTATATGGTAACGGCAAGATGTTGTCGCGCATGGTTCCGCTTGGGATGTCCACATCACGGAACTCGCCTGGTGCTATCGGGGTGTCATCATCTTTTGTACGGAAGCCACGAGTTTTAAAGCCACCAGGTAGATTAGATAAAGTACCAGCATCAACAAGCTGACGGAGGATAGAAGTACCAGACTTAGCAAAAGCACCAATGAGGTGTATAAGACCAAAGTAATAGAAACCAAAACCTGGGATATATCCGTAATGGACGAAGTGATTCCGTTTTGCATGGCTCTTATCATTTGGTTGCCAATTGCGGCGAATTGCGAGAACATTACTAGTGCCCTTTTCAATAGTAATAATGTAAGGTAATGCAATACCGGTTTCTTTACCGTCTTCATCTTTGTGCTCGTAACCTGCTAAGTCTAGGTCTACTTGCATTTCCAATATTTTAAAGCGGTCGTCTGATGTTGCTCTAAAGCCCATCTTTTCCGCAATCTTTTTCTCAACTTCATCCATTGTATTAACTGGATCGCCAAGGTCGATGTCACGATAAAATCCCGCTACTTGTAGTTTACGAAGTTCGTTCTCTGTCTTACGCATAACGTGTGTCATGCGTGGGCTAGTCTCAAGATTGCTTGCACCGTATGGAACAACCACATCTTCAGCCGGTACGAATAAGGATACCTGACGTTCTAGACTTGGGTCATAGTAGACCTTTTTAAATGCATTACCAGATAGACCTAAACCCCACAACATGCGCTCATGCTCAGTGCGGTATTCCGTCATTACATCCGTTAACTGGTAGTTCATGTCAGCAGTTACACGAGCTGCTGCTTCTTTTTTCTCTGAAGTTTCTTTTCCGATAATCTCAGTCTTAACTGGACCTGCTGCTGGGAATGTCTCCATCATAGTTTCGGATTGGAACTTCACCAATGCTTCAGACATGATTGGGTGGAACACACCACAAGCGCCTTCCCAAGGTTCTGCACGAATTTCAATCTTCATGCCCAGAAGTTCTAAGCCGTCAACGTATGTTTGCATCCAATCTTTACGGGATGCTACGTCTTCTTCAAAATCACTAATTAATTCAGAAGCTAAAAGTTCTAGTTCTGAGTCATCCATATACTCAGCTAAGTTTTCAGAAAACTCTTCTGCGTCTGATTCTTCTTTTTCAATCTTTAGGAGGGTTTTTCCACCAATACCAATTTCAACTGATTCCGGATCTTCAATAGCAATCTCTAGTGGGGCTTCTTCCTGAGCCATTTGCTCCATACCCATAGGGGCCGCATATAAACCTTTATCAATTGCCATGTTCTATACCTTTAGTAGTAAGGGCGCCTGCGCCTAAACTGTTTAATCTCTTCTTGCTCATCATTATCTAATCTGATAAACCCGCCACGTCTAAACCTTAATAATGCTTGAGTCATCGAGTCCACTAAGTCGTCATGTTCACCTGACGGAAAGCTAGCTACTTCTTCCACCAACTCATCGGCCCATTGTGTACCCGGTACCCATACTCTACCAGAAGCAAATATATCTGCAACACTATTTAGTCTGGCAATTTTATCATTACCCTTGCTCGGTGTATATTCTTGTACTGGAATACCCATCGCTCGAAGCTCAAATACCAGTGGTGCGCCCGAAGCTTTAGCCTCAATTATCATCGCATCTGGTTGCCAATAGTCATATTCTTCTTTTGCTTTCTGTTTAAGTTCTGGAAACTCCATACGCTTTTTGAATGCATTTAATAGAATAATATTTGCTTGGTTTACACCTCGATCATCGGGTTGATAGAAAACTCCCCAGTGTGTACACGCAGAATAGTCGCTTCGTTCAGTCTTTAAGAACGCCGTATCCCAAGACATAATGGTAAATTCACAAAACGGAGGCTCATCGTGCTCCCAAATGTTCCACCACTCCCGTTTAATGATCGCCGAGACGTCAGAAGTTGGCTGTTGCATGTACTGAGCCATCCATTTTCCGACTGGAAGCTCGTTTTTAAGCGCTAAAAGCTCTTGTTGTGACCAAAACTCGGGCCATAACGGTCTATCTTCATCAAAAAGTGCTGGAAATTCAATGACTTTCCATCCTTCACCGCCTCTTTGGGCGTCTGCTTTGATAACTTGACCTGTTAAATCCTTCTTAGACCACCTGGTCATAACCACAATGATCGCACCGCCTGGTTGTAGACGCTGACGAGGACCAGATGTATACCATTCGTACGTTTTATCGTACACTTCGGCGTTAGTTTCGGCTAGGGTTGCCTCTTGTTCTGAGTGAGGGTCGTCAATAATGAGGATATCCGCGCCTTTACCCGTGACCGCACCGCCCACACCGATAGCAAAATAGTCTCCCCCTTGGTTCGTTGCCCACCGCCCAGCAGCTTTAGAGTCAGCCTGTAGTCCAACTCCAGGGAAGATAGACTTATATATGTCGGAATCCACCAAATTACGGACTTTACGTCCGAAGCCCACCGCAAGCTCTGCTGTATGAGACGTTTGAATAACCTTTTTACCGGGGAACTTACCCAGAAACCATGCTGGTAGTAAGTAAGAAGCGAATTCAGACTTAGTATGACGAGGAGGCATATTAATAATAAGCCGTTTACATGTTCCATTTGCTACCTCCTCAAAAGCTGCTGCCATTTTCTCATGGTGCCTACCGTTAATAAAGTTGGGCCATACTTTGCGCACGAACGCCATGAACTTTTCTTGGGCTAGTTCTTTTCCCCGAAGCTGTTCTAGAAGTTCTAGGTCTTCTAGTAGTTTAGCCTGTTCCCCTTCCGTTAGGTTAGGAAGAACCTTTAACACATCTCCCAGGGAGATTCCGCCAGGCAGAACATCAAGTGACATCCGGGCCCTCTTCTGTTGGTTTTTCCCGTGGCATATCTACTATGCCCAGAACATCATCCACATCTATATCGCTAACTGAGGGACCACTAACTTTCTCAGCGTTCATCAACCTTTTAATACGGTCTTTGATTGCACTTTCTAGATCATTAGAGGTTTTGTAATTGACCGTCACTTCGGAGCGCTCGGTGAACAAGGCTATATCGGAATGCTTTCCTAGAAGTTCAATTGCTTTTAACGCCACCTTTACATCATCATTACCCGCTATTTCCAGGAGTCTATTTGTTAGTGCCGAGCGTACGTCGGCTACCTCCATTGCAAGCCTTCCGCTGTATACCCGAAGAAACTCTCTGGCAGCAAATGCCACCGGTGGGGTGTTTAGCTTTTTGGGGTCTTGGCTTTTGACTGCTTCTTTAAGCGTGTTGATCGTGGCAAGAGCATCATCTTTACTAATTTCAGGAGGTGTACCTAATGCTTCTATAAGGTCTGCTGTGTTACCAGATATCACCATTGCTTCGGCAAATGAAGTGGGTTTGTCGTTCTCTTCCGAGTACGGTATAGGGTGATCCTTAGTAGGCTCAATATTAATTGTCATAAGTCCTTGCAGTGACGATAGGTGCGTCCCAGATGTGTGGAGTATATAACAGAAAAAGAAAAAGGGACAAGCAGTTTCTACTCGTCCCTTCGGTCCTCACGTGACTAAGTACCTTGTGTGTATTATACACACGCCTTTATTTTGTAAGCTGTTTAAGACTTGAAATAATTGCGTTTACCCAAAAGTCATTGATCTGTTTAATTTGGGCTTCAAACTCTTTGTACTTCTTTTCGATTTCTGTGTAACCAAACATAGTTTTCTCCTTAAGTTGGGTTCCGTTTTGGAACCTTTTGTGTAGTATATCACACAATTGTTGCGGTGCAATATATTTCCCGTTCGGGAAGATTTAGTTATTTTTGCCTACTTTTTATGCAATTCTTCCCGTTCGGGAAACTTTTTTATACCCATAAGTTGAAATTTAGGTTCCCTTTTGGTACCTATAGGTACTAGTTTTATTGAAATTTCATGCACTTTTTATGCATATCTTTTTGATCTGTATAGATTTTTTAATTTTTTATATATACCCCCCGGGGGGTTTGCAATTAGAAAAGGTAAGGGGGGTGTTTCTAGGGAGTACTTAATGCCAGCTATCTGGATATTAGAGTAGGGGGAGGGGGGTTAAGGTCTGTACGACGTGTTTGTAGGAGCTTTGTGAGGCATGGGGTGCAAGTCGTTATCGCTTAAGAAGCTAGATT